TTAACATCTAAACGCATCTTCTCACGCTGAGTTTCAGCTTCTTGTACTTGCTGTTGCACAGTAGCACGATATTTCTTATCCATTTCTTCAGCTTGAATTTGCTGTTGAAGCTGTTGAATCTGTTGTTTGCTCTGAGCCAACTGCATCTGTACTTGCGGTGGAATTGGTGACTTATCGTCAATTTGCGCCATAGGATTAGATGCTGCAAGTCTGTCTGCAATGACTTCTGCGCCTGGAAAGTCCATGTTGCGGAAGATTAGATCGCCAGCAGTTTGCATCAATGTAGGATCAGCACCTAATAAGCCCATCATAGAATCTACGGCTTCTTGACGTTTAGAATTGTAGCCAGGGCCTGTTTCCATTACTACGTCATATTCGCCTACAGTTACATCGTTTAAGACCTTAGACACGCCTTGTTCGTCTTGACCTTGCTCGTTAATGGTAACCATATCAGGCTTACCATCATCGCCAATAATACGCATTACACGTTGACGGTCATAGATTTTAGGGATTAGATCAAGAATAATTCGACCTGTATGACGTATTGAGCGAGTCAGATTGTCATAGTAGTGAAAGTTAGTCATATCAGCTTGTTGCTGTTGACCTTGTAATGCTTTGCCTGATTGTTGTCCTTGTGGCAATTGTCCAGGATCAAAGATACCTACTACAGCCATTAAATCTTGGTTCATGCCTTGTAATGCTGACATAACACCTGCTGGTGGTGGTTCAGGCTGCAATCTTACAGGCGTTGGTGCTGTTCTGCCTTCTGTGTCAGTTTGCTTGTAACGCAATACAGGCATAGCTTTAATATTAGCCATTGCCCATTCGTTTTCGTGGCCTTCGTCTTGACCTTCAGCAAGCAACCATTTAGCTTTAGGAGCTAATGCTACAGTTTCAGTCAGAGCAGTAGCCCAGTAGTTATACATACGTTGTGGGTCTTTAGCCATACGCACTAGACCGAACTTCTTATGCTTGTCATCAACTCTGACTTCTTGACCATATACAGGCACGATTGGGATGTATTTACCAGCCCATTCGCCTTCTTCAAGGATTTGCATAGCTGTTAGCTTGCACCATTTGATCTTTTTACGCCAAGTATCACGCTTATCAATGACTGTAATTCCTGCGGCAGCCAACACTTCTTTAGATGGCATTTCATCGCTATAGCCTGTAGTGCCGTCTGAAAGCTGAATAATCATTGCTTTCTCACGCTCAGTATAGAAATACTCAGCTATGCGTATATCTTCCTTTGTAACCCATTCCGACTCCGTATCGCCTGTTCCTCTACTGGAAAATCCCTGTACGTCATCGGCATCGGGATACATCTTGCGGAACACGGCTTTACTGACAACTGTTGTAACAAGGCACTTTTCAGCATCGCTGCCGTCTGGTTGAACAGAATTAGGGTCAAAATAAACGCTAAAAGGATTTTCAATGCGCTTAATGTAGATTTCTTGGTCAAAGCTATCATCCTTAATATAGTCTGTAGTGACACGCCAGTAGCCCCAACCCATCTTTACGCAATATTCAAACGCATGGTCATACGCCTGGTCAGCATCAGATTGGTTTTCAATATGCCTAGTGATGCCTGTAATGATCTCAGCTACTTTGGCATCTGACTCATTGTTCATGCCATGCACTTTAATGCGTGGGCGTTGTTGACGTTGCTGATTACAGATTTGACGTACATAAGCATCTAGCTTATTAATTGTCAAGCATGGGCGAGCTTCTAATACACGACTGTTTTGTACATCTACAGGCCATTGATCACCAGCCGCAAACCTTACATCGTCAAGAGCTTCGGCACGATTGTTGCTATCTGAATCGTTACAAAGACGTAGAAACTGTTTAGCTTCTTCAATTCTGCCGTCTGATTGAGAGTCTGCAACGCTATCGTATGCCATAGGGATTCCTTAGTATTTGGCTGATTTTAAGCCAACTGTAGTATTTTTACTACACATTTTACCCCATCCAACTTGACGGTAGTTGATAAGTTTTGGGTTTTGCTGCTTTTCTAGGCTCGTTAACCATAAGGCCGATGTAACGGAAAGCATCTGCTCCGTGGCTGTAGTTGTCGTGTAATGGTTTTTGGCTAAATTGCTTGGTGTCTGGGTCAACGTCATATCTATAGTGTCTAAGGCATTGCAAGCCTTCGTGCGTATTCGTGCGGTCAAACCAGCACTTGTTAAACATCATTCGTGCAGCATTGATCGAATCAACGATAGGTGTGCGTTCAATAACTCTTGTGTTGTAGTTACTAGCTCTGACGATTTCTTCGATACTTTTGCCATGTGAGGCCAAAGTTTTGTTACCAGCATCATGTGGCAACCAAATAGTGTCGATAATGTATCCATAGGACTGTATTTTAGCAAGATAATGAGCAATTGTCTGTTGATTATCCTCGTAATAGCGTATAAGCCTTACTTCTTGAGCAATAAACTGAACAAACCAAATAGCAGTAGCATCTGCCCAGCCCAAATCAAATACAGCGTGAACAGGCTTAATTGGATCGTAAGGTACATTGCAAATCCTTCCATCTAGTTCAGCCAGAGTGACTTCTTTGGCAAATACAGCACCATCTACCGTCTGACGGCATAAACCTTCCCAAACGGTGTTGTAGGCTTCTCTATCCCTACTAAATAGGGCATCTTTTTCAAGTCTTAAAACATCAGGAAACCAAGGATTGTCTTGCCAGTTAACTTTGACTGTTTTGCAGTTATCAGGTGGATTTAATACATATCGCTGATATACAGGGTCAGTTTCTAGCTCAGGATTGAATGTAATCCATATTTCTGAATCAGGCGTTCTTATTGTAGGAATAAGAATTTCAAGACTTCGATCACTTACGGTTTGCGCTTCTTCTATCCAAACGTGAGTGCTTCCCTCATAAGATTTTATATTTGCTGGATTGTTTTTTAAGCCTACAAAGTTAAATTCTGTGCCATTTTTGCCTCTAATTTGGTTTTGAGTAACTTCATAAAATGACTCTAGTTTCATAGCTATGATTTGGTCTGCCAATAATCTATGAACAGATTGAGCAATAGAATTTTGAAACTCACGAGCACAAAGAACTCTAATTGTTTTTTTAACACCTATTACAAGCAAAGCCCTGGCATATCCCCAAGATTTTCCAGACCCTCGCCCACCATAGGCCACTTTAAAGCGTGATGGCTCGAATAGAAACTGTAGCTTGATTGGAAAATCAACCGCACTAACTGCTTTCCTAATTTCTGGTGTGATTTCACTCACTTGGCTTTATAAACCTGACTTCAATAGCTTGTATCAAGTTATTACCTTCTGCATCTTCTATGCTTGTAGATTGATGAGCTTTGCCGTCAACTCTGTCCATAATCTCTTTGACAGCCCATGCTTCACCCTCTTGAGCAGAGTCAACAAGAGTTTCAACAATCTTTTCTAGCTTTTGTGGATTCTGAGTCAAGTGCCTTTTAATTTGATCAAAGAACAGCTTATTCTTGGTATTGTTTTTATTACCAAGAGGCGCACCTACTTTTTTTGACTCAATTTCCATGTATTTGATTCTGTTGTTTTTTTACGACAGACTTATGTCAGGTTCAACAATAGTTTCTTTGTCTGACTGTTGTTTTTTTGCAACATCCATCTGAGCTTGAGCAATAGCGTTAATACCATCTATGAGGTTCTTGCTATACACATAAGGTAATTGTCCTAATGCTTGTAGCAATTCGTTTACTTGTTGTATTGTAAAAGTAATCATTCTTATACTCTCTTAGCTTTAGTTTTCTTAGTTGCAGCACGTTTCTCGCTATACGCAATTGCAACAGCTTGCTTTACTGGCTTACCAGCTTCTACTTCGGCTTTAATGTTTGACTTAAATGCTGCTTTGCTGCCTGATTTTTTGAGAGGCATGGTTTTGCTCCTAGTTGTAGCCTTTTTAAGGGCTGGTTTACGTTTAATTTCGTCATTAATAGGGAAATGCCACGCATTAGATGGCTTTACAGGTTCAGGCTCTACTTGGTCTTGCATCCATTTCCAAATGGCTTGTAATCTATCCCAAATTTTGCGTAATGTACTATACATTTTTTCCCCTATTCTACCCAGCAAACATCTTGCCAGGACATTAACACGCATTTTTCACCTTCGTGAACGATTGGCGTGAATTTAAGATATTCCTCTTTAGGATCATCATTCATAGTTCCAAAGCGGATTCTTGCACCTATTTCTATTGGCATTGCTTCTCTACGCTCGGCAGTTAGCTTCTTACCAGGGCCTACTGCCACTACTGTTCCCATGTTCTGCGCTTCCTTGTTATCTACAAAGATCACATCGCTTAAAACACGAACATCTGGGCGGACTATAATCTTGTCCCCCAGAGGTTTAAATGTTGTAAAATTTACTTCAGCCATTTCAATATTACCCTATTGTTGTGGTTATACAGCTTGTAGGGAATTACCGTTCCCTATGAGCTGTAGCTTTTTAACGGTAGCCGTCTTTTTTGTGCTCGTAGCAAATGCCAGCAGTACGACCTGTATTGAACTCTTTGTCAGAGCCAATTTTATCTTCTTTGCCCATTGCAACACCACCACGCATAGACTTAGATTTGCGCTCACCTGACATATCAGATGATGTTGCGCCTTTAGGTTCTTTTTCGCCTGATGCGCCTTTAGCTGCTTTATGATCCATGATTCCCATGACTTTTCCTTTAAATGGGGTTAACACTCTACGAATAATAATACTATTTTACGACTTTTCAAGAGTTTTTACGAGATTTATTACGCCTTCAATGTCGTGAATTCTGCTAACTGTTCCTTGCCAATTCTTTAAAAATTCAAGCTGGGACTTTGTATAAGGAGCAGAAGCATCACGTTTTACTTCAACTAAAACTGTTTTGCCGCTTTTATGGCTTACTACCAAATCAGGAAACCCACCAGCAACACGGCTAGTATCAAATACCGAGCATCCCATATCCCTGAGCTTTTTAACAACAATAGAATGGTTTGAGTCAACTCTTTTAGCATAAGTCATTGATTATATATAATTATGTGTTAGTGTTTCATTACTTTATACCAAAAGGGGAAGATTTTGAAGATTCTGCTGCTTGATATTGAAACATCGCCTAATGTGGCGCACGTTTGGGGAATATGGCAACAAAACGTAGGTCTTTCCCAACTTCTTGAGTCATCATACACTATGTGCTATTCAGCTAAATGGCTAGGTGAAGAAGCTATTTACTTTGACTCTGTATATGGAAGTACGTCTAAATCAATGCTAGAAGGCATACACGGCCTTTTAGATGATGCGGATGCAGTCTGCCATTACAACGGCACAAAGTTCGATATGCCCACGTTAAACAAGGAATTCTTGCTTCATAAAATGCCACCGCCACCACCTATGAAACAGATAGATTTGCTAAAAGTGGTCAAAAGTCAATTTAGGTTTCCAAGTAACAAACTTGATTATGTAGCGCAGCGTTTAGGATTAGGCAAAAAGAAAGAGCATGAAGGCCATACGCTGTGGATTAAATGTATGGCTAATGATAAAAAAGCATGGGCCACCATGCGTGAATACAATATTCAAGATGTTTTATTGCTTGAAAAGTTGTACAACAGGTTGCTTCCCTGGATTAAAACTCCAGTAAATAAAACAATTATGATAAAAGATAGGGATGGATTTGTATGCCCTACTTGCGCTAAACCTTCATTATTAAGTAAAGGCTATCGTTATACGGGAACAGGAGCTTATCAGCGTTATCAATGTAAGGCTTGTGGTGCATACTCAACTGACACTCGTACTGTAATTCCTCACGCAAAACTTAAACACCTCGCATGATGGCATGAAACTAAACTCTCAAATACTCGAAAACATATATTCAATGTTATGGACTTGTGAGCCATTTACAAAATGGAAACTTCCGTTGCCAGAAGAAGTTAAATTTATAGTTGATTATGACCCTGACACAATGGGTACATATATTTATGGAGATGACGAACATGAGCATTTAGTGACTATTTCAGCAGCTAGATGCGGTCATTTGGATACAGTCATTAGAACAATGGCCCATGAAATGATACACATGAGTAGGTCAGGCACTATTACTGATGCTTGGTTAAAGCATGATGCTACTTTTCGCAGAAGGGCGCATAAGATTTCGCAAGAATTGGGGTTTGACCCTCTTGAGCTTTAACTAACTTTTCTATTTCCCTAGCAAATCTATAGCGTGTATTCCATTCATTAGCACTTGCTACGCCTCGTAATCCTAACGAATACCAAGCGTTTTCAATTTCTTCATCGGTCATTTAACAATTCGTGGACTTTCTCAAGTAGCGTATCCTGCGTAACGTTCCATTTAGCTTCAAAACCCTTTCTACCCAATCCGTGAACGCCAGAGTTTCCACGATGGTGTTCTGGGCATAACGGAAGGACATCGGATGCAGACCTCGGCTGACCAAACCGCCTGTAGTGATGAAGCTCGGCTGGACTGTCTTGCACCCCAAAGGCGGTACGACACAAAATACATCCGAGTCTGGCAATCTTATCAAGAGCGATTTTCTCATTTCTAGTGGACACTATTGTGACTAGCCCAATCTTCTAACTCTTGTGCTGTTTCTGTAATAGAACAAGCAATTAAATATGCTTCTGTTTTTTTATTTTTTAATACTGCATTAAGAAAAGATTTAGTAAGTCTATTTAATTTAAGTAATGAGTCTGCGTAATCTGTCATGTTGTCATCTTTTCAATATGTCTGTTAGAGGCTTCTTGTGTACGCCAAGCCTCAAAGCGCATTTTTGCTGCTTCCAACTGCCATTTTAATTTTTCTACTTGTTCTGTTGCTACTCCAATAGCTTTGCATAACTCTTGGTATTCAGGGCTTCTATAGGCTTCCATTTCTTTAGCTGCCATGCTAGAACCTTCTGCTTGGGCCATTTTAATAGAACGTAATGAATGTTTAAATGACTCTAATTGTGCAAGTTCGCCTTTAGCTTTTGCATAATCAGGGGCTGTTTTATAAATAAATTCAACTGAATCATGTGGATCATAGTTCATTTTAAGTTTAACCAAAGGCCAGTTTGTCCAATAGCATAGCCAATCCAAATTACTGCATTAGCTGTAGCCCCTTTTTGAAACTGTAGAACTCCTGTGACTAAATACCCAAACCCTGTTGCCCCAACAATGTATTTTTCCAACATTTCCATTCCCCCATGTTGCCTAGTTTGTATTGCGTATAAAAATCATCTAGTAATACTTTACTAAAGTTCTTGCCCGAGATGTAATCTCTAAACCAACTTAATCCTTTTTTGTGGCGTAAGTGCAACAAATACCTTACAGCGCATTTATGCTTGTGTTCTAGATCGCAGTTCCCTTTGTTTGATGACATAATCCTTCATTTCGTAGTAGCTTCCAAAACGAGCTAATTTTGGGTCTTTACCGCACTCAATTTTATATGCTTCTTCAATTTGCTCATTTGTTACTAACGGAAGTTGTTTGTGTCTAGTAACTTCTTCTTTTACCCACTCAGCTTTGAATCCTACCCAACTGCGTTCACAACAAGTTTGCAGGGCATCTGAGAGAGTTATTTTAGCCTTTTCAGCCTCTCGTATCAAACCTTTCAAAGCCGTGTCTGTAAGAGGCTTTTTGGCAGCTTTACGGACTTTTAAATAATCATTCCATAAAGACACATCAACACCTTTAGGTGGTGCTATGTTTTTATTAGTTGTTGTTAAAGGTAAAGGTGATGGTGAAGGTGATGGGCATTGCTTAAGCATTGCTTGTGCATTGCTTGTAGCATCATTTTCTTGTTTATCCCATCTAGCTTGTGCGCCTTTTAAAGCCCTATCGTGCATTTTGGCTTTATTTTGCATTGCAAGGTTTAATTCTTTTTCAACTCTAGCGTGAATCCAATAACCATCTGAAATGCTAAAAAATTGCTTAAGCATTGCTTTAGCATTGCCCCAAGCATCAGGCGATAATTTAGAAATCTGAGCTAAAACTTGATCATTGTCTGGCAATCGACCAGATCGCCAATAATCCATAAGAAGCAATAAATATGCTCCGTGCTGTTCGGTGGTAAGTCTAGCTGTATCTGCTAGATAGTCCCCAATATAAAGGGGCATCCATATATCTGCTTTTTGCATACAATTCCTCTGTCAAAGGTAGTCAAAATAAGGTGGACTGGGCGGGCGGTGACTAATCGCTTTTCGGGGATGACCCTAGCCTGTCCATAGATTTTACTACTTATTTCTGTTTTTTAGTTCTTTTTTGGGCAACTGCTTTAGCCCTTGCAATAGTAGGCGAGCCATCTTTTTCGGGTGTAATTCGGTATTCATCAATTGCTTTGGTAAGGATACTAACAAGACCCCATTGGACAAGGGTTTCAAGCCCTTCTTTGTCAAAGTCAACTTGAGCGTTGGCTGATCCATCTTCGTTTTCCTTAATGATTTTTACAATTATCTTCATTTTGTTGATCCCCCATAAATTTGATGATCCATATAGTTTAATCGTTCTCTAAGTTGTGATAATTCTTTTGTTAAAAAATCAGCCCTGTATTGTAATTGTTTAATTTCTTCTTCTGCTCTTGCAAGCATTTTAAGTAACATTTCTTCTCTGTTCATTGTAGTTCGGGCCAAATAATGTGCCAGGACTTAGGAAATATATCCTTGCGAGTGATTAAACCATGCGACTCTTTTTCAAGGGTTGCGCCTAAAAATGCAAATTGCGATGATGGTATGTTGTTTTTTCGCCACATTGATACAGCATTTGGTGAAATACCTACCAATTTAGCAACTTTTGTAGTACCACCTAGCAAATCAATTATTGCTGAATCTGTTAGTTTTAGCTTCATTCAATTATCTTACATCGTATGTCGTTATTTTGCAAATAGTTCTTGACAGCCTATGAAATATGCTTACAATCAATTTTATAGCAATTTCGCTATGTATCTAAGGGGAATTTAGATGGGTGAATTAAATCAACTAATGATTGAAATGGAAGAACGCTTAGAAATGGCGTTGGATAACATGGAGCATGGCACATACTTAGCACAAGACGATATAGATGTTATTCGTGCAGCTTGTGGCAAACCTAACAACAAACGCAATGTATTACTTCAGTCTGTATTTAACGACTTTGGCAATATTTTTAGGAGCGCACCATGAATCAATCAGAGTCAATCGCTAAATTAGCAACTGCTTTGTCAATTGTTCAGGGAAAACTTACTCATGCTAAAAAAGATTCAGCAAATCCGTTTTTCCAGTCTAAGTACGCTGATCTTGAGTCTGTGTGGGATGCTTGCCGTGATCTTTTGGCTGCAAACGGCCTTAGTGTTATGCAATTCCCTGGCGAGTTTATTGACGGCACAATGTCAATGACCACAGTTTTAGCTCATAGTTCTGGTGAATGGATTGGTCAAGAAATGTCTATGCC